TATTATTTATACATTTTCTGATGTATTATGTTTCATAATAAACTTATTATTAAACTTCCAAACGTCTTTTGCATTGACTCGAAGAAATCGTTTGTTTGTCTCATTTGTATTTGGGTTAGGAATAGTAACCATGACATTCTTACCCCTCTTAAAAGCATCAATCTGATTACTCAACCGTGCAAGATCATTATGCATGTAATCTCTACGAAGTGCTTTACTCACATCCTTGTTTACGTTATTGCGTTCGCCTTTAGAAACTTGTGTCGCCCTTGATTTTTTCTTTCCCATAATATAACTCCTCTATATGTGTTTGTATTTATACTGCAATGTCAGCATCATAATTATCAAGATAGGAATACGATATATACGCTGCGTATCCACCAAATCTTTTATTCAAATTAGCATCCTCATAAAATATATTCATATTATTAATCCTTGCACTAAACTTAGTTTTTTCAATCCATACGTTTCCGTTACCAACCCTTCGGCGACCTAGACTTTTAACACTGGTAACATTGCCGGGATGATCACCCTCAAGTTTGATGGCAGAATCAAATATAATAGAACCATTTTTAATCTCAGGCTCATTAAATCCTAAAGAATCTCCAGAAACTAGAACCATATGTGGACCATACTCAGATTCATAATACGGTGGGCGGCCGGATTGAAACCATTCTTTCATCTGACCAGCAAGAACTGGATTTCCCGCAGCGATACTAGAGTTCGTCGGAGTTATGAGAAAATCTCGGATCGCAAATTGAGGGTATATATAAATTTCTTTAACAGACGTTGGTGAGTGTTGTAATTTTGTAAACTCTAACAGAAAACCATCTGATGTTTTTATGTCTGCAAATTTTACATATTCACGAGCATGTTTAGTTTTATGTATAAACCCGCCGTCGGATACGACATTATTTCCCTTTGTCGGTTCAGCAGCTCTGGCGAGAGTGGTGGTAGACCCACCGCCTTGGACAGAAACTTCTTTTGTAACTTTCGTGACTTTAAATGCTTTAGTATCTTCTTCGGGTGGTGTGGAACTAACAGTATAATCTTCTTTTTTTTGTTTTAGCTCAGCTGACGTTTTTTCAACAGCTGGATTTTGAACCACAACAGATGGAGTTTCGGGTTCTGCCGGTTTGGCTGCTTGTTTTACTGCCGGAGGTTTTTCCACTGCGGGTTCAATGCTTCCTGACTCCTTTTCAAAATTTGGAACAACGTCACATATTTCATTTTGTGCAGTTGCAGCTATAGAAAGAATAGTTTCCAGAGTCAACCCCTTATTTTCAATATCGTCCTTAAACTCTAAAGTAATTTTTGCAAGTGCAATCGCGTAACCTACACTGCCAGGAACCTGAGACAAAAGACTTTCAATTTCTGATTGCAAATTTAATTTAGATAGAGGTGATATTTCAAGAGTTTGCAATTTAGATGTTAATGCATTAATTTCGTTTTGGGATGCTTGAAATGCTGCAGCCGCAGTAGATGCTGGGTCATCCATCTTACTCTCAATCTCTGTCTTTGCATCAACAAGTTTAGATAAGACATTATTGAGTTCAATACTTGCTCCGCACAAATTACCGTTTGAAAAATCTACCATAACTATCCTCCCGCAAACACGTTGGAACTGCCAGCAGCAACAGAAGTGCAACCACTGATACCATCTCCAATTCTACCAGCACCTTTATCGTTGACAAAGACAGTCGATGAACCCGTTGCAATTGGTGCTGCATGTGATGGACAAGGCGAGCCAGGTAATAGGTGTGATGTATTGTTATCACCCTGTCTTGACCATGCAATATTATTCACAAACACAGTTGGCGAACCTACTGCTCTTGCTGGGGCGGAACAGTGTGTAACATCTGCATCACCAATTCTAGTTGCTGCGGGCACGTTCTTTCTCCATCAGTTCTTGCAGTCTCTCATTCCATACTGCCATTGTTTCATGTTGTTCATCGGTGTGATTACCATCTTCACCTTCTGGTTCTGGTGTGTCTGGCATAAACTTGATAACATTTTCAAAATCTTCTGGTATGTCTTCATATTTATCGTAAGTAACCAGTTCTCCATTCACTATAAATTGAAATTCAGACATTAGTTCAAGTCAATCCTTGCTGCGTTAATCTCAGCATTACCTGTAGAGGTATGCGCCCATGTTGTTCCTGTGGTGCTTGTCCATGCAGTACCAACAGTTTGTGTTAGTGTTGTCTCTGGATTGATAGTCATTGCAGCTGCTGACTTCATATTCAATGTGTGACCAGACTTCATACTCATAATACCCGATATGGTTGACTGTGAAAGGTTATTATTCACACTTAATAGATAATCAGAGGATGACGTTATATAGATACCTGACCCAGTTGGATTTGAATCCATCTTTTCACCACCCACGGCAAGTGTATACTGACCAGCAACAATTTCCCACTTGGATTTCTCAGAGTTAATAACAACATCACCACCGATACGACCATTAACATCCTCGTTAATATTGTATGCATGATTACCAACAATCTCCTCCTCACGATTACCGCCGGGGCCTCTAGGATGATCAGCATTTGCTGCACCCACCTTGACACGATGATTCTTGTGTATCTTTTGAAAGAAGTCTCCTTCAATCTCCTGTATGTAGTCCCCCTTGATGAGTTCGCGTACCGAACCCTCAACTGTGATGTTCAGAGAACCCTTGATAACGATGTTCTCGCTACCAATTACAATTTCGTAGTTGTCTCCCATGATCTTTGTGACAACAGTACCGTCAGGGTGTATCTCTTCAAATGTCCCCGCCATGTGTTGACGATACATTCGTTCTGCGCCCGGACTATCATCCACTTCCGTAATGTGACCAGACTCAGACTCGAATACATGATTGTAAGGATATGCGGCAGAGATATATGGATTAGCATCTGCAACAATACCCTTGGGATGAGGTTCTTCCCAAAATCCGCGTGTCTCCTTTACTGCTTGATCTGACACATTGGATAAATATGGTTTGGTTGCAGTTGGAATACCTGTCTTACCACCCTGTGATTTTTCTTTATTTATTGCTGCTAGCTCAGCAGCCTTTCCTCGCGTAGCTAATTCTGATTTTACCTTTGCAGCAGTCTCAGGTGAAACTTTACCTGATGACAAAAACTTATCTATTGATTGCTGAACGGCTCTAGCTCCTGCATCAGGCGGTGATTTATTGAATTGCGCGGCGAGTTCGACCCATTCCTCTTGACTTGCTGCAACGCTGCCCCATTTTAAAAGAAGTCTTGTTTGTTCATCCTCTGGAATTTCTGTGAATGCTGCAGCATACTCAGATGCACTCAGATTGGCAGTGTCGTTGGCAAGTTTCGAGAACTTACTAGTTGTGTCATCAGCGCTTACGGCCAATACCGTACTAAATTCAAAACCCGCGACGAGATCATCGACAGACGTTTCCGGTGGAATAGACACGTCGCCCCCTTCTACCGCGTCTTTAACAATTTTGGCAAAATTTGAAAGTGTATTCTTAAACGCTTCGCCAGCACCCGCAATAATATCTCCTGACTTATCAACGGGATCACCACGATAATGCCATAGCCTACGACTAATTAGTGAAATATGTGATTCAGAGTCTTTACCGCGAGCAAGTCGATTGGTATCTGGTTCACCAATACTGTGACCACTATGTTTTATTTCGCCGGGGTATGGCCCCATCTTGGGATCGTTTGCAAACCTTTCTTGAGGAGCCTCCTCACCGCGAGGATCATTAAAACCTTTGTTATAATCCGCTGGTGACTCAGGAACACCCGGCAATGAACCCATAATGACAGGTTGCTGTCTGTCAACATCTCGAAAGAAACCAACAACCCACGAACCTTGTGTAAGAAACGTGGGTGTATGACCTAATCCCTGCATAGAAGGATCAGTTACAGGGTGCATCACATGCGCCCACGGTAAGTCAGTAGTCTTAACCTTAGTCAAGTCTTCACTGTGTCGTCCAAGCACACGAACACGGACCCTACCCAACTGAGCAGGGTCATTCCTGTCTTCAACTACACCAACAAACCAACTGAAACCGTCTTTACCCATGAAATCTTGCATGGGACTATTTATAATAGTTTAATGAAGGTCTGGATCACGCCCCATGCGTTTTTCAACATGTGACCAGTTATATTTCTCAATGTCATAGAGGATGTCTGGATTGTTTTGTCTTAACATTTCAACACAGGTCATGGCTTCTTCTTGATCCATGTTATCTACTATTGTTTCTTTTGAAAAAACTCTATACTTAATCATGATGAACTCCTTTTTGAGATCACCAAATGCGTTCTGTCAGGTCCACAGTTAACAAAACTGTGTAGAATTGTAGTATCAACCTCATAGAGATAACCATCAGCGGGTATGTGCATTATCTGATTCAACGTAGGAAATATAAAATAAGCATTTGGGTTTGTTATAAGAGCTAGATGATAACGAGGGGAATTGTCCTTGTGAACAGAATATGTAGTATAAGCATTCATTTCCATAATTCTAGAACGCTCACCACCCACATCCTGTATCATTTCAGCAAAAACCGTACCCCCATAAACTTCATTTAATACTGTATATTCTGACTGTACCTTTATGATACGGTCTTTTTTGTCGCGGTTCTCACCAGCTCCATCTGTATATGGATTAACGACAGACTTGTTACTACGCTGTAAACAAGTCTGTCGTCTTTGTCCATATATACCAGTACCTAAAACTTCATCATTATCATACAGTTTATCGCCTAGACGCAACTGTATGAACTCCCATTCAACTAGACATCTATCTAGATCATAGCAGTGATTCGTTTTCCTTATTGGCATGGTGAGTTATTTAGACCGCACCAATCAACTCATTCGGAAGAATATAATCAAAATTAGCTAAACCAGAAGCATTGCCCTTGGTAATTTCGATATAGACAGAGTTCAAAGACTTTTCCTTGAAGGGAACATACTTCTTCAACTTCTTGGACTTGTACAGAAACACTCCATCCTCAAGCTTAATGTCATCATACGAGTCCTTATCAGAACCAATCGCTGTCAACTTTCCAGTAAGGGTTTCACCATAGTCGCCGTTGTATACGACTTCATCACCAATATTCATAGTTCTTCTCCATAATTGAACATCTTATAAACTATATTACCACACGGAATAGGGTTTGTCAAGGGCCGTTGGTTAAATTTATCACATATACATCCATACCAGCATTGGTATTATTATAGCAAACTGTGGTAGGAAGTTCAATATAATTGCTTTCTCATTCCAACGATATCCAACATAAATCCAACCACTAGCACCTACCATTTGTAATAAACTATTCCAAGGCGTAATGCCTGCAACGTGCAGGACCATCGCAAATAGGATGGTCACTGCACTTGCATATTTAATGTAAATTAATAAATCACCTCGCAATTAAGTTCTCTTTATAGACACTTTTTAAACCAAGTGCTTCTGTATTAAACTTAACTAGATTACGAAGTGCATCTTTAGTAATGAATGTCATTAGAACGTCTCGCTGTCGATTTCCATCAACACCAATCTTCCATTCATACTTACCAACCTTCTTCTGGATATTGGCAATC